AAGTTCTACAATTCCCGATCTTTCAAAAGAGCTGGATTTAAGTGTACCGACTGTCACCAAATTTATCGGTGAAATGT